TCCTGCAGCAATGACGAATCTACCTGGTGAGTATCTTCTTACATCGCTGCCCTGTTGTGTGAACATTTCTGGTCGATTTGCAACTGGGACTTGGAATCCCGTGTGGTCTTGGACCCAAGCCTGTCTAACAACGGTGCCCCTAAGTGCTGTCAAGTACTGAATCAAATTCTTTCCGCTTGTCGGAACAAATGCCTCAGGGTCTTCAACTACTCCAGCAGTATAACCTGAATTTGTAGTTGAGCCATTGAGTGGAATGATGAGTAATTCACATTTGTGCCACAGAATTCGTTGAAAAGCACGTGAGAGCAGTCTCAACCTGAGAGTCATCATGGGAGAAATCAATTGGTCCAATAGTACCTCACCTGGTTCAGAGGATGAGATGTTCTTGACCACAACTGTTTCAGTTCCTTGAAATCTGAAAGGTTTTGCTCCTTGAGGCATGGTTGCCCTGTTGTTAACGGCCGACGGAAGCAGTGGAATGTTTGGTCCACTATTGCCGTTACGGTTGCCATTACGGTTGTTGTTGTTGTTGTTGCTGTTAGCGCGCCGTGAGGCTCCAGAGCGGGACATTGTACCCCTCTTCTGTCTCGATTGATTTCGATTCATACTGAGGTAACGCCAAGGGTTCGATCCTCGGCTCTAAGTCCACACTAAGGTTCTCCAACAAATGTTGGAACGGTATAGAAAAGCCCCACGCTTCCTCATAAGACAACCTAACAGCCATAGACAGGGGCTGAAGGGTAGCCTTTGAAGGCCTGATTTTCATTTTGTTGGCAGAATAGTCCATATCAGTTCTGACTCGCCGACCACCTAGGCTAGCAAGTTTTGAACCAATGTATTGTTCAACAGGAAGTCCCATACCAAGACTTAAACAACACATCCCAACAGATGTTAGGTAGTTTACAATGTAACTTTCAGCAAATTTACCTACTCCCCACTGTAACCTCTCCAACATCCGAATGGGATTACGGACCATTGTGTACGATTCTCCATTGAACACCGGTCTAGTTTGACAGAAATCTATGTGTTCCATCTGGTGTGCAATGTTATCCAATTTTGTGCTCATCCCAAACTGATTGTACCAAGCAGGATCTATCATGTTTTCGTTGATCTTATCCACAAAAACTAGAAAATCATCTCCAT